AAATACCGTTTTCAGAAGCAGTTGATTGGTCTTTAACTAATACTCTATCATTAACTGAAAGTGATACACCATCTATTACGATTGCACCATTTGAACCTGCTGTTAATGTTGCACCTACACCTGAACTTCCGTTTGAGTAAGTTGCTGATAAGTCAGCAGTTGTAGCCGCTCTACAAGATGGTTTAGTATCTAAACCTTGAGCAACTTGGTCAACATATGCTTTGTTTGCTAATGATTGATTATCAAAACCTGCTCTATCTTCATAACCTGAAGGAACAACAACTGTACCTGTGCCATGAGGCGATAAAGTAATGTCTGTATTACTAGCGCCTGTTGATAATGTCGAACCATTAATTGTAATACTATCAATAACTAGTGAAGTTATACCTGCGATATCAGTTGTAGCTGCACCTAGTGTTAATGTAGATGAACCTAAAGTAATTGTAGGATTTGCTAAGTTAGCATTTGATATAGCTGCACTACCTGATAAGTTTGAATTTGTAATGCCAGCCGCTGTTACAGTTACCGTATTATCTGTAATTGCTGTATCAATACCTGAACCACCTGTAAATGTAAGTGTTTCAGCAGTATTGTAAGTATCTGTTCCAGAATCACCTGCTAAATCAATAAACTGATTTACAGTTGCGAAATCTAAATTACCTGAACCGTCTGTTTTTAAAAATTGTCCTGCTGAACCGTCGCCATCTGGTAAAGTAAAAGTTGTTGTAGAAGTAACGGCATTAGGAGCTTTCAAACCAATAAAGTTTGTACCGTTGTTTGTGCCTTCGTTTAATTTTACCGTACCACCGACTGTAGCTGAATTACCAATAATGATTTGGTCAATCGCTAAGTTTGAATCTGCTATAAGTGCTGAACTACCTGTTAATGTACCAGCAACATGGTCTAACATGTCAGTAAAATACTGACCACCAATTGTTGTTATATTATTTGCGTCACCGTTACCGTCAACGCCACCCTCACCAATGAATAATCTATCTCCATTATTCCCTTGTGTACCTGTTCCATAAGTATAAGCAATTTCACCAAGTTTCAGCGTACTTGGGGCTGTAGTACCTGAACTTCTTTTTATCTGAATTACTGTTGCCATTTAAAACTCCTAAAATGCTCCTGCGTTTAGTGTCAATGTACCAGTTGTTGTAACTATCTCTGTTCTTGCAACAAACTTAGCGTCGCTTGACCTATATTGTAAAATTGCACCATCAGCTAAAGATGTTGTGTCAACATCTCCTAATAACTTTAATTGTAGAGAACTATTTTGAGCAGCCTGAGCAGATGGCAAGGATACTGAAACTTGTTGTGGTCCTTGTGTAGTATTTACATTAATCTTAGCTGTTATATCAGGCATTAATTCTCTCCTTGTGTATATTTATAACAAAAAAGAGTTGAATTAAGTAGTAACTTGTGGTCGTACCGTAATAATACCTTCAATAACTCTGGTAACTGTGCTTGAAGAGGTCTGTAAGATTTCTAAATCATAGACATATCTACCGTCATCTAAAGATGAGGTCTGGTCTGCCGTTAATGATAATGTGATTACACCTGTTGTTGCGTCAGCAGCTACCGTACAGGTGATTGTTGTTCTTGTTTTAGTTGATTGAAAGCCTTTGGCCATCTTAGCGGATGCTGTATAACCTGTCAAATCAAATGCATTATTATTTGAATCTTTAACAGTTACATCCGAGTTAAATGTTGCGCCTTGGTCAATCGTTAAGTTAGCTATTGCGGCCATCTATTTTTTCTCTTCTGGTACTTCTTTTTTTACTAATTCAGCAATTTTTTTATTATAATGGGCAGTTAAAACATCAATTTTTTCTAACTCAATATTGTGTCTAATCCTAGATAGTTGTATTTCTTGTCTTACCGTCAAATAATTCTGCAACTCTGGACTCAATTTTGACACATCATATTCTTTACCATCAATTAATACTGTATTCATAATTAATCTCCTTAATACTATTTATATGTAGATTTTATATCTTCTAATTTGCCATTGAACGAATCTTTAAGTGTCCAAACTATGTTGTACTCTCTATCATTATCACCTCCTGCACCACCAATACCACCCTCATCTTTGGTTGCAAAGGCTTCACTATTTGAATAATGTAACTTATCAATATGATAAGATTTCATACTATCATTTATTCTATGAATAGCATAATTCACATCACCTCCTATACTATCAAAAATAATATGTTTTTTTAATAAATCTAATGATACACCTAGTTTTTTACCTAAATGGTCTGTATGCACCCATTGACATGAACTATAATAATATTGCAAATCATTTAAATTTAAGATATCAGGTAATTTTTTCATAATCAAATTAGGATATAAGTCTGTTAATCCTTCTCTGACCACGCCAGGGTGTAAATCTTTAGCTGCATATGTAGCAACTATATTGTCATCTTTTTTAAGATACATTGCAAATGCAATATTTGAATCAGCCATATAATTTGGTGTGAAAGCTGCGTCCATATCAAAGGGATAATCTTCTTGACTTTCAAGTAAAGTCTTTAAGTGGTCCCAATCTTCATGTATTCTGATATTATAACCTAGACTATCAAAATACTCTAACAAGTAAATTGCTGAACTAGGAACTTTTACCAAAGGGTGTGTATTATCAATCATGTCTATATTTATCCTTTTTTGTGAATATGGCTAACGATTTTTTAAATGTAAAGTTTTTGACATTTTGGCTACAATGAAAATACTTACTAGGTATCATTATTGCTTGATTATACTTGTAACCTATGTATTCTTTTATTGTAAAACCTCTTTTATTCTTAATATGTTCAAAATCTATTGTGTCAGGTAAACTTTGGTTTTCATCAAATTGATTTATCTTTTCTTTTTGTTGTTCAAATGACAATACAGGTTGGTGATTTTGTTTATAATAATCATCCAAACTATAAGCATAGTCAGCCCATTGGTCCATGACAAATAAGCCTCCTTGTGGTTTTTTATCTAATGATACAATGACGGTGTAAAAAGAATTATTATCAAATCCTGAATCACAATGTAATCTATAAGGTTGAGTTAAACTATATACATGTGCTTTTCTAACATTAACTTTACCTATAGCTTTACTTATTTTGTCTATAATTGATTGACTAACTTTATCTTGATGATATATTGTTAAGTCGCCAGTATCAGATTCTACCATTATTTTATGATTATAACTTAATGATGTTATTTCATCAGCTGATAAAAAGTTATCTATAATCACATGTCTATAATTCATTTTTCAGACCTAAATGGTATTTTATATTGTTCATCATATACCAAGACCTGATGGCAATTAAACTTTGTACTATTACAAATCCAGTATCTTTTATCAGACACCTTCAAATTATGATTATATTCTTTATTAAACTTATCTGTCCAATAACTTAAAAATTTTTTATTTTTCTGTCTGCTAAGAAAATAGAAACTATAACTTATATTGTCTTTGAGATATTTTAATTGGTCATTTAATAAAATATGTGCTATCTGATAGCCTTCTCCTCTATGAGATTTTGTGCCACCTTTATCTCTATAATCTTCTTCAACATAATATCTATTCATAAGTCTATATACACCTTTTGGCCATATGTCTTTACTAATAATACTAGATATAACTTTTACCTTATCATCTTCTAAACCTACGGTTAATGCCGTCTGGTCTTCAAATTTAAAATCAACATAATTTTTCCAAAGATAGTCTGATTTTTTTTCTACAATATTTTTTAAAATACTTTTGTATTGTTTTAAGTATTTAAAATTATCTGGTGTATTAGTGTAACTGGTTAACATTTAGATATTCACTCTTTTCATTAACAACTTTTTCTCTAAAAGGTTTTTTGAAGAAGCCTTGAAATATAATTTTATATTGTGGTTCTTTATTCATGTTTACTACAAAGTGTTCTTTGCCTGTATTTGTCCACATTAAACAACCATCATAAGAAGGCATTACTTTATTATTAAAAACTGAATGACAATAAGGCACATCATTTAAACATAAATTAAAAACATTACACATATCATAAGCAAAAAGTTTATCATCTTCTCTTAATGGTCTAGCTTCATCTGGCACATCATTGTGTTGTGTTATGATACCACCTGGTTCTAATTGAGTTACAAATATATAAGCAACACCAATATAAGGAAATATTTTTTCTTCAAAAAATGTTTTTAGTTTAGGACTAAATTGAGCCATTTCTGTCCATGTTCTTATATTATTTACATATTTTAATCTCTTCTTATACTCCCATTGATTTTTGTATAATGCGTCAAATGTTAATATCTGATTATCACTATAACCTGTATCATTTAAAAACATGATACTCTTCCAACCTTTAGCAGGTATTTTTTTAGAATTTTTTTCCGTGCCTGGCAAATCAATATTAGATTGTTGTTTGTTATAACCTTTACCTTTTTCTTTGTCGCCACCGTCAAAAGGCTTTGACCATAATTTATCAGGTATAAGTTTTACATCATCTAATATTTCGGATATAGGCCAAGACCAAAAATCTGATAGGTCTATCCAATCATTCTTTGTTGCAATGTCGTAGAAATCTTTATTTAATTTTCTCATTTAACCATTCATTTATTAGAGGCACTTTTTCGCCGTCTTTTAAACCAATCCAAAGGCTTGGTGTTTCTTCTACTCCTAATCTTTCACATATTTGTTTTGATATGTGTTTATATTTATCGTAAAAATAAGATGGTGAAAATGACATTAACTGATTGACCAAGTCTATACCTGCTAAATTTACATATGCTTTATCTTTGTAAATATCAAATGTTTTTACAGGTCTCTTTGAGAACAATATACCCACTCTATGATATTGCAAAGCAAACATTTTACTAAAACTAAAAGCGACATATCCTACTTTACTAACATCATAAGTTTTTTTGATACCTGAACCAGCTGCCCAAGCACAATCAATAAAAGAGTTTTCTTTTAGTGTCTCTGTCGTTGTAGGGTGTTCTTTGCCTGAATTATAAAAAGGCAAACTTAAAACTTTAATTCTA